TTGTCGAACTTGCTGAAGTGTTCACCAAAGGCCCGTACGATACACAGGCTAATACCACAGAATACGAATCCTACAATGGCATAATTGAGCAGTACAATAACTCAACTCGCAACAACTACGAAAACGCTGCAATGGTACTTTACGTAGATCGCAGAAGGATGCTAACTGAAAAAATTGTTGACTTGAAATCAATGTGGGTTGACGAAGACGGGCTGAGAACCGCCCGCCCACTAAGGAAACCAGATGGCGAATAAGTTACCAATCAAAGACATTCTAGCTGCTATCGACATGAACGCAAAGGAAGTGTGGAAGGAGCTAGAACCAGACGAGCGTAAACAAGTTAGTTTCTGGCTATTGAATCGTTATGCAAGCAGCGTATCCGGCAGCCGCGAGAAGCAGGAACTTGCGGTACTGAAAACTAACGAGTACTACAATAAATATTTTAACGACATTGGAGTAGGTAAGGACAACGGCCACCCGCAACTGATGTGGCAATTGTTATGCGCAAGTGCAGGCACCGAACAAATCGAATTTCACAAGTGGATCGGCTTTAAGAAGAAAGGCGGTAATAACGATAAGGCAGTGAAGTTACTTGAACGCATTTACCCTAACATGAAAACAGACGAGGTAGAATTACTTGCTGGATTATCTACAAAGAAAGAACTCAAACAATTGGCTGAAGAACATGGCATCGAAGGCGTCAAGCTCTGATAAACCTTATAGGTGCGAGTACTGCAAGACAGGATTCGTAAGGGAAAAAACATTAATGTCTCATGTCTGCGAAAAGAAGCGCAGAGCATTGCAAAAGGATGAAAAACGGGTCAAGCTAGGCTACATTGCCTTCAACCAGTTTTACAAACTCAGTGCTGGCGCAAAGAAAGACAAGACGTATGAAGAGTTTTGTAACAGTCAGTACTATAACGCCTTTGTAAAGTTTGGCAGTTTTGTGTCTAACGTCAATCCGTTGTATCCTGAGAAGTATATCAACTACGTTGTAACCAGTGGAGTGAAGTTGGATCAGTGGTGCAAGGAAGAGATGTATGAGAAGTATGCAACAGAGCTGATCCGCAAGGAAGGTGTAGAGACAGCACTTGAACGCACAATCACTACAATGTCAGAGTGGGCAGAAGAGAACAATTCAGTTTGGAACCATTACTTCTTGTACGCAAGTCCCAACAGAGTTATCTGGCATATACGTGACGGGAAAGTATCTCCTTGGCTCATGCTGAACTGTAAATCCGGCAAAGAAATGCTAAGTAAATTTAACGATGAACAACTAAATCTAGTGTATCACGTTCTGGACCCGCAGCATTGGGCCCTTCGTTTTAAGCGACAGAAAGACGACGTGCAACTGGTCAAAGACGTAGTTAAGCGTAGCAAACTCTAGGAACACTGATGAAAATACTAATTATGGGGCTGCCGGGCAGCGGTAAGACATGGTTAGCAGAGCGATTGCAAAAGCATTTGAATTGTGCTTGGTTTAACGCAGATATAGTACGCAAGATGGCAAACGACTGGAACTTTGATCGTAGTTCAAGAACGCGGCAGGCCTACCGTATGCGCAACATGGCTGACTACGAAGTAGGGTGCGGCGTTACTGTTATATGCGATTTTGTATGCCCATCTGACGAAGCAAGATTATCCTTTCGTCCTGACATAACAATTTGGCTTGACACAATTAGTATCAGTCGGTTCGACGACACAAACAAGGTGTTTAACGAACCCAGCTATTGCGATATACACATCGACAATTATTTGTCAGACTCTGAAATTAAAAAACTAGCAGAACGACTTAAACAAAGGATGAAGTGACATCGATATAGACATTGACTTTCCGGATCGATCAGAAGTGCTTAACAAACTCGAGCATCGTGTTGCTAAGTTGACCACAAACAAGAAGCACAATACAGGGGTGTATGTTACAGAGATACCGCATACGCCCACGGACAATTTGGCTACAATTGATTACAAAGCTGCCGAGCAAAGAGGTTATTTTAAACTTGACTTTCTTAACGTCAGTATCTACGAAGGTGTTAAAGACGAAGAACATCTCGTAGAGTTAATGGAAAAAGAACCTATGTGGGACTTGCTTGAGCATGACGAATTTGTTGACCAAGTGTTCCACTTAGGCGGGCACGGCGAGTTGCTGAGAACAATGAAACCTAAAAATGCCACCCAGTTAGCAGCAGTTCTGGCAATGATACGTCCAGCCAAAAGATACCTGGCGGGCAGGGACTGGAGTAGTGTCATGAAAGAGATCTGGGTTCGTCCAGAAGGCGATGAATATTTCTTCAAGAAGGCACACGCGCTGAGTTACGCTATGGCAGTTATAGTACACATGAATTTGCTATGTGAACAGATCAGTTCTTAGGTTTACGGACTAGCTGTATTGATTTACGTTTTACACGTTTAATGGCGAGATTGTTTATATTGACACATGGACCTGTTGTTACTTTGACATCCTTTGAGTTCATAGTGATAATAGAATAACGAAACGGCTCCATTTCTCGTCTAAGAAAAATATTAATTGGTATAGAACGATTTGACTCCCACCACCATATTTCTCCTAGTTCAATAAATTCTCTTTTTTCCTGCTCGCTTTTTAGTGTCGTAAAAACATACATGCTGGTTACTACTTGGTCTTGATTAATGATAATCCCAACATATTCTTGTCCGCCGTAGCTGACTATGCTGATAAAAGGAAAGTTTTCTTTAATGTCTTTAGTTAACATGTTTTAGTTTAGTAGTCTCGATAAATATAGTATGCAGCTTACACCAAGATATTTAGTCAAAAACAGAACCCTGATTATTTCAAATGAAGTAGGCGTTATCACGGAGTATAGACCAGTGTATCAAAGAGAGCTACAAGTATATCGCGGCATCGACAATGTCCTAGAATTTCAGATCCTAAATTCAGATCAAAAGCCTATCCCTTTAGGCACTAGGCAAGCTAGATTTGTTGCGTTTGATTCGAACAATAATATGATTATCGATCGAACAGCTACGACCATTATCGCAAACAAAGGACTGGTTAATGTTACTATTACTGACAACGACGTATTGAATGTCAAGCAGCAATACCTACACTATAACGTCTACATTGTTAACGACAACGACACTCGCACACTCACGTACACAGACGAACACTTTAATGCAAGCGCAGTAATCTACCTAAGTTCAAGAGCATACCCGGGTCCAAAAGCGTCAATAGAGATTGAAACGTTTAACTCACCTACAGGCGGATCAACTCTTTACTTCACTGATGCAATTTCTGCCGAACCCGGCGTTAATGGTAACGAAGCTATTCATACATTAGCCATTTACCCAGCTGGATTTATCGGCGACGTCATAGTCGAAGCAACACTTGAAAATCAAGTAGTTGGCGAAGCACAAGTTGACTGGGTAGAGATCGAACGAGTGACTCTTGACGGTACAGAAGAGCAGCTGATACCTATTAACTTTGTAGGGGTGCTTAGTTATATCAGAATACTAGCCACTGCTAACCCCAATGAAACTATTGAAAAAGTTTTAATTAGAAATTGACAAGTCATTGATTTGACTGTACAATTTAACTATGAGCGCAGTATCAGACGTTACCTTATCATACCTACCAGCGAAACGCAAGACAACTCCTAAAGGTTGGCTTAGCTTTAACGCTGTCTGTTGTCACCACAACGGACACGCTCCTGATAATAGAAGTCGAGGCGGGTTTATTGCCAACGGTGACGGAGGTGCATCTTACCACTGCTTTAACTGTGGTTTCAAGACGTCATGGCAACCGGGCAGACCACTAACAGCAAAATATCGTAAGTTACTTAGATGGCTTCACGTTCCTGACGGCGATATTAACAAGCTGACTTTTCAGGTAATGCGCGAGAACGAAGGCGTTGAAACCAAAGAACACGTCTTGGAAATGCCCAAGTTCAAGGAAGGCAAGTTACCTAAAGATAGTGTAAAGATCAGTGAATGTACAAACACAAGCAAGCATTTTATTGCAGTAGTTGAATACATGCAGAGCCGTGAGCTGTATCTAGAAGATTACCCGTTTCATTGGACACCTGACTTGGGCAAACGTGACAGATTAATAATACCTTTTTATCACGAGGGTATGTTAGTAGGATATACTTCACGTACAATACTCAAAGACAAGAAGCCCAAATACCTCGCCGAAGAACCCGGCGACTACGTGTTTAACTTAGACGCACAGACGTGGGACAAGGAGTTTGTGCTAGTCACAGAAGGCCCTATAGATGCCATTTACATCGGTGGTGTTGCACTGCTTGGCTCGGAGATAAGTGACGGACAAGCCATGCTAATAAACCGGTTAAATAAGGATGTTGTAGTTGTGCCTGACAGAGACAGCGCAGGCAAGAAACTAGTAGAAGACGCTATCGGGCGTGGATGGAGTTTGTCTATGCCCGAGTGGGAAGATGATATCAACGATGTTGGTGATGCTGTATTGCGTTATGGACGATTGTACACATTGCTCAGCATTGCCCGGGCAGCAGAAAGCTCTCCTTTGAAAAACAGGTTGAGAGCAAAAAAATGGTTTATACAAGGCGATGAATACAATTGAATCAGGATACGCGCAGAGTGAGTTTGATGACGCAACCATTGTTTGCATCGACGGAGAAGGCGAACTCGAGTCTATTAGTATATGGACAGCTCAAGGAAGTGACTTAGAAAAGGTATACGCACAACAATTTCCCCACAGCGTGGGCATGTGGTATTCCGCAATGGAAGAACGCATAGGATTAGATCCGAACAGAACTACATTGTTAGAACTATCTGATTACGGAGATCCTAATAGGCTATTTCTTGATGTGTTGCATGATTTTATAGCAACAATCGGCTGTGGTTGGAATCCGTGCACTGAAATAAAGCATGACTTAAGAAACGGTTGCATGTGGTGGCATCCTGAGTTATTCACAGAACAGGATTTACTTGACATAGCTGCGGCGACTCAACAGGTTTACATATACATTTTACAAAATATAGTTGCATGGAGCAAGATGCATTTACCCAGCAGAAATTTAGTGCTAGAAGGACTGCATCCTCTGCGTGAAGCAGACGCAATAAACCTATATCAGATCTACAATCAGATTTACATAACACGTTGAAAACATTGACAAAAACAATAAAAGGTGGTATACTTAACGAATGACAACAAGACAAAACACAGACTACGGGTATGACATACAGAAGATTTACTTAGAAATGATGATGACAGACGCCGAGTCGTTTGTACGTTGTCAAGCAGTGTTTGATTCAGATGCATTTGACAGACGCTTGCAACCAGCGGCAAAGTTTCTTGACAACTACGTTACTGAACACAATGCAATGCCCACCTTTGATATGTTAAACGCTGCGACCAAGACACAGCTCAAAGATCCTGGACAGCTACAAGAAAATCACTATGATTGGCTGCTAACAGAGTTTGAAACATTCTCAAGACACAAAGCACTTGAAGCAGCTATCATGCAGAGTGCAGACTTGCTGGAAAAAGGCGAGTATGGCCCTGTTGAAGACTTGGTAAAGAAAGCTGTCCAAATTGGTCTTCAGAAGGACCTGGGCACAGACTACTTCAGCGACCCGAGAGCACGCCTAGAAGCTATTAAAGACAACAACGGACAGGTTGCTACTGGCTGGGACGACTTAGATAAAAAGCTATTCGGTGGCTTTAACAGAGGCGAGCTAAACATCTTTGCTGGTGGCTCAGGTGCAGGTAAATCACTGTTCCTTGCTAACCTAGGTGTGAATTGGGCGCTGGCTGGTTTGAACGTATTGTATGTCACACTAGAGCTAAGTGAGAACTTGGTATCTATGCGTGTCGACAGTATGGTTACTGGAGTAGGCACCCGCGACATCTTTAAGAATATCGACGACGTCGAAATGAAAGTTAAGATGATCGGCAAGAAATCTGGCAAGTTCCAAGTCAAGTACATGCCATCAGGCAAAACACCCAACGACATCAGAGCGTATGTTAAAGAGCTTGAAATCAAAACAGGGCAGAAAGTTGACGTACTGTTGATTGACTACTTGGATCTATTGATGCCTAATGGTGCTAAGATTAGTGCAGAGAACCTGTTCATCAAAGACAAGTATGTTTCAGAAGAACTGCGTAACCTAGCAATGGAATTGAATACAGTGTTTGTAACTGCGGCGCAGTTGAACAGGGGCGCGGTAGAAGAGATTGAATTTGATCACAGTCACATATCAGGCGGCCTAAGTAAGATACAGACAGCAGACAACGTGTTTGGTATCTTTACCAGTAGAGCAATGCGAGAACGCGGCCGCTATCAAATACAGCTAATGAAAACACGTAGCTCAAGCGGCGTGGGCAATAAGATTGACTTAGGCTTTGATGTAGATAGCCTGCGTATTGTTAACTTAGATGAAGACGAGGATGATGCAGCGGCGGCAGCAAACAGTGGCGGAGGTAGCGGAGCTATTGTAAATGCACTCAAAAGAGGCAATACATCTACAAGCGAACCACACGACGATCCTAGTGAAGGCAAACAGCTAGGCAAGGTTAGAGCAGAGACTGATAGTACTAAGCTGCGACAGTTTCTAAATAACTTGCCAGGAGACGACGATTGACAGGCGCAAGGACGCCTGTCGCCGTCTGTCGCAAGCTCCTATAGTTTATTAGTGCGCTGGTGCCAGGTTTGGATTATTCAGGATCGGCAAGCTTCAATCTAACTTGCACTTTGCGGATATAAACAGTCACATTACTCGGATATTGGGTGTGCGGCTGTAAGTCAATTACTACGCCAAAATCTGGGCTAACGTAGTCTAACTTTGTAGCTGAAGACAGCTTCCAGTCACCGAGTGTACCGGAATAGGTAAAATCGTCAGTGGCTTCTAGGTTGGCCATGTTCGCGCCCATCCGCTTAGTTCCGTCCCAGATACCAATCACTTTGTCTTGTGTTCGACCAAGTCGACTTGCTTTAAGACGTATTTCAATAGACTCTACAACTTGCCCGTCTAGTTCAAATCCAAAGTCAGTAAACACGAGCGCAGTTGATTCTGTAGTAACTAACTCGCCAAAGAAGTTTGCTGTGGATTTAATAGAGGTTTTACTAGTGAGGACACTAGAGACATTATTGTCAACAAATTGTATTTCGTTGCTTTCGATGCCCTGTGTTTTTCGAGGGGATTTCCAAGGAGTCCATGACATTGATTAATATCCTAAACCGAACGTCACGCGATGGTAACGTTTGGTGTTACGTCGTAGGTATCGTTTTCGTTAAACGTATAAGGACCGTTAGGATCAACTTCGATTGTTAGGATACGCGGAGTAGTGCCCGTGGTTACAATAGCGTAGCCTTGCACGGATCCAGTCCAGCCGCCTGCACCAGTAGTAAAAGTCTGTAGCGGATAGCTAGCAGTATCACCG